TTGCTTGCGCCGATCGGGTATATCCCACCCGCCGAAGCCGAGGCACACTACTATCGTCAATTCACCGAGCAGGCCGAAGCGGCCTGACTCAAGCCAACGGGCCTCCACGGAACCCGGGGCGGTTCATTCCTGTAAATGAAAAGATTTACCTTACGCTCGACAACGCCGGACTGGCGGGCCAGAAGGGATATTTGACTGTTCGTATGGAGATGGTCGGAGAGAGCGATGCATCGGTCTTTGTCTTCGATGAGGAGACATCCGAACTACATCCGGGAGAACCCCCCTCGCTCGCACAAATCCTGCCATTCCCCGCTTCTGCTGCAAGAAGTGCATCCTCCGGCCAAAGTCCGATGGTGAGGCCGGAGACCATCAAACTGATAGGCAGCTATTTGTACGTTGCCGACCCGGGCGCGCACAAACTGTTCCGCGTAGACACACAAAGTGGGTCAATCGAACATATCGCTGGAATCGGGACCGCGGGGGATTCCGGAGATGGTGGCCTCGCGATTGAGGCTCAACTACACAGCCCATCCGGCATCGAGGCCATCGGCCCGAGCACGCTTCTCGTCAGCGATCGTGGAACCCATCGGATCCGAGCGTTGGATCTGGGTACGGGGATCATCTCCGCATGGGCAGGGACGGGCCTGCAAGGCTACGCAGGAGACGGCGGGACGGCGATCTCGGCCCTATTGGACGCGCCGTCAGGCTTGTTGGCCCTCACCAACGGCGACGTTCTTATTGCCGACACCGGCAATAACCGTGTGCGCAAGGTCGCCACAGTCGGCGGGGTCATCAGTGCCATCGCGGGAAACGGAACTGCCCAATTCAGGTCTGCGACCGGCATTGCCACGGCAACACCGCTCTTCAATCCCGCCGCGCTTGTGGGCGATGGCAGTGAGCGCGTATGGATCAGTACCGTCGGTTCGCACGCTGTGTTCGAACTGAACTTGATCGACAACACCCTTCGAACACTGGCCGGACGCGCCATCGCAGGATATGTGGGCGACTTTGAGCCTGGCCAACAGTCGGCCATGGATCGCCCGGTAGCGATGGCGCTCGCAACAAACGGCGACCTTCTTGTCGCCGAAGTAGGCAACAACATTCTCCGGTCGTATGACTTTGCCAGCACCCGAATTGGAACGATCTTCGGCGATGGCACTTGGCCTCAAACCGACGAAGAAATGCTTCTTCGCGGTGTGCCACGCTCCATCTTCGGCATCGCTGACCTAGGCAGCGCGGGTTTTGTTTTCAGCGATCCGGCGTCAGGCCGATTGCTTAGGGCGATTCCCAACTCGGTGGATCTTGAAGTCAACATTGAGGACATCGACGAGTTGCAGGTCGGTCAAGCCGGATCCATGACATTTCGCGTTAGAAATGGGAGCGATCGAGCCGCAACCGCAGTCGTCTTTGGCACGAGCTTTCGAGACATCGGTGCATGGACGATGACATCGATCGAACCCGCCTCGCATTGCACCTTGGACAGTTCATTCGCGCTCATCTGCAGTTGGAGCTCAATTGCGCCGAACACTTCTATTGACGTTACGCTAGATTTCCTCGTGGAAGACGGAGTTAGCTTCTTGCTCCAGGCGCAAGCAAGTTCGATCGAACCCGACTCCGATCCGTCGAACAACGAACTGAGAGAGACCGTTACCGCGGTCCCGCAAGTTTTCCGAGATGGCTTCGAAGGCTAAGGTGCGCTGTGCAGCGGGAAGCCCACAGCGACGTATTGGCGTGAAGAACAGCAAGGACTGCCGGCGATGAGCGACGGTCTTTGCGCGTTGGAGGTTGCATCAGGTGAGCTGATCCGACCATCCATGGACGTCACGGTATCACGCAGCACCACGTCGTTGTCGGCGCATTGCTCAGTGTGTCCGAGCAGATCCGCTAGCGATAAGGGAATGAGTAGCGCATAGGTCCGTCGTGCTTCGCGGGTCCCGGCCCGCTTCAGAACCTCACCCGATCAGGTGATGCCGTCAGGGTTCGTCCTCAGCAATCCTACTCTTCGACGCTGAGCGCCTTGGCAGCGGCTTCCATCGGATAGGAGATGGTGTATGGGCACTTGGGTGCGGGCAGTCCTAGGCTTTGTGCTTGTTGGATTTGCGCTGTCAGCAACCGCTCTGGTGCCGCGGGATGCCGCTGCGTCACACGCTGGCGCGCCCGAGCCGATTGTCGAGGCAGATAGTGCGCCCAGCTTAGGTGGATTTTTGGATGAAACGGGGCATCTGATCTTGCCTTCGGGCTTCAGCGGAAGTCTGAATCCGGCAGGATACCGGCGCGCCGCTGGAACTTTTCGAAAACGGGTTCGAGGGTGAGTGAAAGTTGGAGCGATGCAAGGGATGGCGCGACATGAATCTGCATCGGCAATGACCATTCGCCAGTTACGGTGGCGCTGGCCGGCAGCCGCTTGGGGCTGTGTGCTCCTGCTCGTTAGCATGTTGGCGGCAACGACCTTGGGGGCGACTTCGCCGGGCGATGTCGCCGCAGCAAGCGCTAACGTACCTGCACCACCGGCGGATGCAGAACGCAGCCTCGGCGCGTTTCTGGATGCGGCGGGTCACTTGCAACTGCCCCCCGGTTTCAGCGGCAGTGTGAACCCGGCGGGATACCGGGTCATCTCTGGAGAAGGCGAAGCCCTGCGCTTTGCGCCCGAGTCGACGAATGGCAGCCCCGGCGATGGCTGGACCGGCTTCGGCGGCATCGGCAATGGCTGCAATGGGAAAATTGTCGCGGCCGCTATCGGCGCCGCTGGAGAGGTCTATTTCGGCGGGCACTTCACCCTCTGCGGAAACGCGCTCGTCAACAAAATCGCGCGCTTCGATGCGAGCACCCAAACCTGGGCCAGCCTCGGCAGCGGCGCGGCCAACGGGGTCAGCTATGATGGGCCAAGCGGCAGCACAAGCAGCGAAGTCAACGCCATCGCGGTCTCCGGCAACATGGTGTATGCGGGCGGGCTCTTCAATAAGGCGGGAGGTGCGCCGGCGAACTTCGTGGCGCGATTCGACACGAGCACCCAGACCTGGGCCAGTCTCGGCAGCGGCGCGGCCAATGGGGTGAATAATCCAGTCTCGGCCCTCGCCGTCTCCGGCAGCACGGTATATGTGGGCGGGGCCTTCACTCAGGCTGGGGGGGCGCTGGCGAACAAGGTCGCGAGCTTCGACACAAGCACTCAAAACTGGGCCAGTCTCGGCAGTGGCGTCACCAGCAACGGAGGATCTGTTTTATGCCTTACCGTCTCCGGGAGCACGCTGTATGTGGGTGGGGGCTTCAGTCAGGCAGGGGGTGCGCAGGCGAACAATGTCGCGAGTTTCGACACGAGTACCCAAACCTGGGCCAGCCTAGGCAGCGGCGCGGCCAATGGGGTGAACAACACGGTTTACGCTCTCGCCGTCTCCGGCAGCACGGTGTATGCGGGCGGGTTTTTCACTCAGTCCGGGGGAGTGCCGGCAAACCGGGTGGGGCGATTCGACACGAGTACCCAGACCTGGGCCAGCCTCGGCAGCGGCGCGGCCAACGGTGTGATCAACACTTTAGGCAGCACTTTCGTTAGATCCTTTACCGTCTCCGGCAGCACGCTGTATGTGGGCGGGAACTTCAATCAGGCTGGGGGCTTGACAGCCAATCGCGTGGCGCGATTCGACACAAGCACCCAAACTTGGGCCAGCCTCGGAAGCGGCGCGGCCAACGGGGTCAGTGGTGTGAACGGCGTATCTTTCTTGGGTGTCTATGCTTTCGCCGTCTCCGGCAGCACGGTGTATGCGGGCGGGGACTTCAGGCAGGCCGGGGGCGTGCCGGCGAACTGGGTTGGGCGCTTCGATACGAGCACGCAGACTTGGGCCAGTCTCGGCACCAGCGCGGCCCCGGTGAACGGCTCAGTTTTCGCCCTCGCCGTATCCGGGAGCGCAGTGTATGTGGGCGGGGAATTCACCGAGGCCGGGGGTATGCCGGCAAACCGGGTGGCGCGCTTCGACACCAGCACCCAGACCTGGGCCAGCCTCGGCAGCGGCGCGGCCAACGGCGTGACCGGATCCTCTGTTAAGGCCCTTGCCGTCTCCGGCAGCACGGTGTTCGTAGGCGGGAACTTCAATCACGCCGGGGGTGCGCCGGCGAACCGGGTGGCGCGCTTCGACACGAGCACCCAGACCTGGGGCAGTCTCGGAAGCGGCGCGGCGAATGGGGTGGGCCCCGACGTCAATTCCATCGTCGTCTCCGGCAACATGGTGTATGTGGGCGGGCCTTTCACTCAGGCCGGGGGTGTGCCGGCCAATCGCGTGGCGCGCTTCGACACGAGCACCCAAACTTGGGCCAGCCTCGGCAGCGGCGCGGCCAATGGGGTGAACAACACTGTCTACGCGCTCGCCGTCTCCAACGGCACGGTGTATGTGGGCGGCTTCTTCACTCAGGCCGGAGGTGCGTTGGCGAACAGAGTCGCGAGCTTCGACGCAAACACCCAAACCTGGGCCACCCTCGGCAGCGGCGCGGCCAACGGGGTGGCCAGCCCTCTCGGTGGCGGCCCGGCTGTTTTTGCCCTTACCGTCTCCGGCAGCACAGTGTATGTGGCCGGGAGCTTCACTCACGCTGGGGGTGCGCTGGTGAACCGTGTCGCGGGCTTCGACACAAGCACCCAAACCTGGGCCAGCCTCGGCAGCGGCGCGGCCAACGGGGTAAACGGGGGGGGCGGCTTCCTCAACAATGTCTACGCCCTCGCCGTCTCGGGCAGCATGCTGCATGTGGGGGGGGCTTTCATTGAAGCCGGGGGTGTGCCGGCGAACTTTGTGGTGCGCTTCGACACGACCACTCAAACGTGGTCCAGCCTCGGCAGTGGCGCGGCCAATGGGGTCGGCGGCGCGGTTAACGCCCTCGCGAGCATGGGTGACGGCACACTTTACGTCGGCGGCATTTTCAATAGCGCTGGCGGTCAAGCCTCGGTCAACATCGCCGGTTACCGCGCCGAAGTGATTTTTCGCAACAGCTTCGAGTAAGTGTTTAGACAGGCAGCGAATGCTGGCAGATGGCAGAGGAGCCCCATCTGGGCAGAGCCTGCTGGCAATTCAATCGACGCTTCAACCTGAAGTCGATACTGTCCAACTTGTTGTGAAGTTCAGGAGCGCAAACGGATACGAGTTGATATCCATGCGTTCGCGGTACAACGCCAACGGCAGGCGGGCCGCCGGATCCGTCGCCGGAAGGTTGAGCGACGACTTCGGTGCGACTTGCCCGCAGGTCGACTCGCCGAAGCGCCCGCGGCATTCGCTCAATGGCGTGGAGCGCCGCGACCGGTCACCAGCACTATCGCTGCGTCCTCTCTCCACGCGTAGGCACTCAGAAGTCGGAGCACCGCCTCGCCCGCGTCAATAAGCGAGCTTGGGGACAGGCCCTGGGGATGGAGTGAACAGTAGCGTCTCTGCCCTTGCGGTATCCGGTAGCAAAGTCTACGTGGGCGGTAACTTCACTCAGGCTGGTGGGGCTCCAGTCAGTCGCGTGGCGCGTTGGAATGGCGCGTCTTGGTCAAGCTTGGGTAGTGGCGCCGAGGATGGGGTGAGTGCCGCCGTCTTGGCACTTGCCGTATCCGGCAATGATCCTTACGTAGGAGGTAGTTTCACCTCCACGGGCGGCGCCCCAGCCAATCGTGTGGCGCGCTGGAACGGTAGCGGTTGGTCAAGCCTGGGCAGCGGGATTGCGAATGCTGTTGATAGGATGATCGAAATCACTGCAAAACTGCTGCCTGTTACGCGTCCCAGATTCATGGCAAATCCCCCTGTGGAAAACTGCTTGCGTGGCCCTGACGACCCGTGCGCTTCCAGAACTTGCTCTTCGTCGGTTCAGGGAGAGTCTGATCTGTTTGGGCGTCAACGTACCCAATTGGTGTTCGTTTTTCGTTGACTTGACGCAATTTCGTCGAGGCAGCCACCGCCAGCCAAGGTTTGAGAAGTTCACGCTGGCTGGACAGCGCGATGGTGGTGCCGGAGACGTCCATTGGTACCGTCAGTGGGGTTGGGTGCAGGCAACAAGACAGTAACGATGCCCGACGAACGCTGGCGTGGCTGAACGGCCGAAGAAGCCGAAGTGACCGTCAGTACCTTCTCCAACGCCCCATTCCACCTCCTCCAAGCCGTCGTCCGATCACACCCAATCCACGCGCAGATGTCCTTCCAGGGCTCGTGGCTGGCGCGCTTCCACAGCAGGTGCCGCTGCTCTTCGTCGAGCGCGCTGACCCACTCGAAGCAGGCGAGCATGCGGTCGATGGCGGCGCCGCTGGGTGGGAAGAACACGGGCTTGTCGTCGGCCGCGAACTTTTCGCTGGCGCTGCGCGGGATCTGGGGCCAGATCGAGGCGTAGCCGCGGGGGCCGGCGGGTGGGAGTTTGCGGGCGGTGCGTGAGGCTTCTTCCAGCATCGCGGCCAGTTCTTTGGTGGTTGCCGGCATGCGGATCTTGGCGACGGGGCGGGTGAGGCTCATGCGGCCTCCCCGGCGTTGGCCGTCTTGGCGCGCGCCGAGACGCACAGCAGCAGCGCGATCGCGTCGGCCTCGTTGTCGTCTTTTGGTGCGAACCCCTGCCGCTGGATGGCGGCGATCACCGCTGCCTTGCTGGCATTGCCGCTGCCGCTCACCGAGCGCTTGATGGTGCCGACGGGTACGCCGGCATAGGGGATCTGGTGCTGCTCGCACCAGGCGCTGAGTTGACCGAGCAGGCCGCCGTAGACGTGGGCAGCGTCGACGCCTTGATGCCGGCGCACTTCCTCGAAGTGGACTTCGCCAATGGTCATCAGTTGGTGCATCTCAACTAGCCAGCGACGGAAGCGCAGGTAGCGCATACCGCCGCCCTCAAATCGCTGCGGCCGAAAACTTTGCGTGCCGCTGGTGACGGTGCCGTTTGGATTGGCGATCGCCCAACCGGTCTGCGTGCCAAGGTCGAGTGCCAAGATCGTGGGGTTCATGGTGTCCTCCGGGTAGGGTCAGTCGTCGCGGTACGGCAGCGGACCGACGGGTTTGGGGCGTAGTGAGAGGCCGACAAATCCGCGCGTGCCGCCGCTGAATTTGGCGCGCTCGAACCGGCGGTTGGTCAGCAATTCGGAGAAGCGCTTGATCGAGCCGGCGAACTCACCGGCCTTCTCGGCCCAGGCGCGCCAGTCCTCGAACAGGTCCGCGGCGGTGGCGCGCGCGACGCGTTCGACGAAGCAGCGTTCCTCGATCCATCGACCGAGGGCATCTTCGCTCTCGAAGTAGTCGTCGGTGGCTTCGACCACGCAGCGTGGCGGGCGCAGGCCCTTGCGTTGCCAGGCGAGGCAACCTTCGACTATCCACGCCAGCACGGCGTCACGCTCGCGCCAGATCTTGTCTTCGAGATGTTTGTCGCGCCGGTCGGGCGGCACGGTGATCGTGAACGGGATCAGCTGCAGGCGGCGACGCATGGCCTCGTCGAGGTTGCGGATCGAGGGCTTGTGATTGCCGGCAATCAGCAGCTTGAACTGCGGGGTGTATTCGAAGAAGTCCTGGCGCATGAACCGCGCCGAGACCTTGTCGCCGCCAGTCAGCGTCTTGATCTTGCTTTCGTTCCAGCGCCGACCCTGTTCGGTTTCAACTGAGGACACCAGGCGCGCGCCGCGCAGACCGGCCAGATCGGTCGGGTGCCGATCCGATCGGGTCTCCATGAACATCTCCATCGGCGCGTGCGTGGCGTACTCCGCGAGCAATGCGCTCAGCGTGTTGACGAACACGCTCTTGCCGTTGGCGCCGGTGCCATAGAGGAAGAACAGCGCGTGTTCGCTGGTCTTGCCGGTCAGGCAGTAGCCGCAGATACGCTGCAGGTAGTCGATCAGCTCGCTGTCGCCACCGGTGCACTCGATCAGGAACTTGCGCCAGGTCGGACAGGCGCTCGTATCCCCCAGGCGCGCGGCCGCCAGCTTGGTCATGCGGTCGGCGCGGTCATGAGGCCGCACGCTGCCGCTCCGTAGATCGACGACGCCACCCAGCGTGTTCAGCAGCCAAGGATCGGCGTCCCATTCGTCGGCGTTGGCGGCGTGCTGGCGATCACTACGTGCCAGGCGCTCGACGCCGGCGACGGTACCGCTGGCAGCGAGCTTGGCTGCGAGCCGCGGCGAGTCCGCCTCCAGGGCGTGCTGACGACAGACCGCACGGATCAGGTCGGTGGCGCGCAGCGTGGCTTCAGGTACCCAGCGCATGCCGGTCCACACCAGCCACTGACCCCAGGGCGCGACATAGCGCCAGTCCGGCGCGTAGCGCGCGGTGAAGTGCAGCGCCATGCCATCTTCGGTGCCCCAGACCGCGGCCGGTGTCTGTTCCGTGTCGTTCGACGCGCTCGGCAGTTCCGGCCCATGGATCACCATGCGCTCAGCGTCGCGAATGAACGCCGACACATCGACTTGCTCGACGACCGCATCGGCGCAGTCCCAACCCTCGGAGCGATCTTCCGGCGGCAACAGGATCGCGCAACTGCGCGCGCCGGCCGCGACGATGGCCTCGCTGGCAGCGATCGCGTAGTCCCAGCCCGGGCTGTCCTTGTCGGGCCAGATCAGCACGTCCTTGCTGGCCAGCGGCGACCAGTCGGTCTTGTCGACCGGGGCGCGCGCACCGTGCATGGCTGTGGTCGCGCAGAGTCCGAAATCGATCAGGGCCTGAGCGCACTTCTCGCCCTCGACCAGGACCACCGTCTCGGCGCGCGCCAGCGCCGGCTGGTTGTACAGCGGCCGCGGATCCAACCCTTCGAACCGGCCCGTGCGCACATTCCACGGCCTGAACTCCTTGCGGCCGGGTTCGGGCTCGTAGCGATAGACGCACGCCAGCAACGCGCCGTCGGCGGCCAGGTAGTCCCACTTGGCAGTCGGCGGCCCGAGATCCGGCGCGTCGGTCGCGCGCGGCCGAACCCGTGATGCGGCTGCCCGGACTGGAGCCGAGTTGCTCGCATCTGTCGGCGCTGTTCCCAACCAATGCGCCGCGCGCTCCAGCACCTCCCGAAAATCGCTGCGCGCCGACAGCCCCTGCGCCTGCGCAAACAACTCGATATGGTCGCCACCTTGCGAGGTCGCGAAGTCATACCACTGGCCGCGCTTGGGTCCGTCCAGTGACACCGACAATGAGTCGCCCTGCTCGCCGCGCGCATTGCCGACCAGGAACTTGCCGGCGCGGAACACACCCGCCGGCAGATAGGTGCGCAGCATCGATTCCAGTCGATCGAGCAGACCGTCGCGGATCGAGTCCGCGTCGATGCTGCGCCGGGTCGGCTCCGCCGCATCATTGAAGTCCAGCAACTGCGTCATCGCTGACTCCAGCAGCGATCCTGGAACGCGCACGACTTGCAGACAAAATGCGTGGACGATGTCGCGCAGCGCGGCAGCAACTCGTGCGCTGCGGTTGCATCGAGCACACGCGCTGCGCGATCGCTCATGCGCTGCGCCAACTCCGCATCAAAGTCGACAGACTCGAAGTGCAGCGACTGGTTGTCTTTGTTGATCGCCGTGAACAGCGCCGGATTCGCGCTGATCCCCGGAATCAGGGGCTCCAGGTAGGCCTGGTAGAGCGCGATCTGCGCCGCATACACCGGCTTTGAGCGCGCGACGCCGTGCTTGACGGTGTCCTTCCAACTGGCGTCGTGCATGGTCTTGCATTCCCACAGCATCGGTAGTGCACAGCCGAGGTGCGCAGGCGCTGCCACTACGATGCCGTCGACATGACCGCGCAGCCGTCCGCCAGCCGCCGCGAACCCGATCTGCTCGCCGCTCGCGGTGCGAGTGACGAGATCAAACCCGGCCGCACGCAGCCAGCGAATGGCCAGCTCCTCAAACATATGACCGGCATCGAACACGCGCAGCAGCGAGCCTTTGAACTCGCGCCCGGCGTCGACCGGTGCCCCGGCGTATTCGTACTGCAGTTGCCGCTCGCAGGCGGCGCCAACACGGCTGGCACCGAGGTAGTCCCGTGGCGTCTGGGCGGCGCGTTCTGCCTGCAGCGCCGCGTCGATGGCCGCGCTGATCTGCTCCGACAGGGAAGGACGGTGATTGAAGTCGAGCATCAGAAGGGCGCCTCGTCGTCGGGGTGCGTCAGGCCTTGGGCCGCAAAGTGCGCGCGTTCGATGGCGAGCGTTTCCTCGCCGACCTGGCGCATGG